CAGAATGGACGGGCAGCGACGACCTCAAGAACAAGGCGCTCCTGATGGCCTGTCGCATGTTGGGCCAATACTACGATTGGATGAACTGGCAGACGACGCAGACTCAGGCCCTGCACTGGCCGCGCTGTGGCATGATCTCGTGGAACATGTGGACTCCGATCCAGCCCTACCAGATGCCGGATCAGCTCAAGTGGGCACAGTTTGAACTGGCAGGGTTTCTCATGACCGACGACCGCACGCGGGACTTCCTGCCGAAGCGCTACAACATTGATTACATGTTGGTGTATGGCGCTGCGCAGCTCCGCTTCAAGGACCCGATCAGCAATCCGATCATACCGGACGCGGTAGCCAACATGATTCCATCGTGGTGGGGACGCCTGCGCGGGCAGGGCTTTGCTGTTGCCCAGGTGACACGCGGATGACTGCTGGGCTTGATTCGCTGGTTCGCCAAACGGTATCCATCGTGGGGGCGGTCACGCAATCGCTACAGGCGACCGTGACACATAACGCATGGGTGTCCAATTCAAGCGATGGCTACGTGACGCCGACGTTTGCGAGCACGTCGTATCGGGCCGTCGTTCAATGGCGCCAGCGCAGGATTACGACAGACACGGGGCGCGTCGTGGACCAGGTGGCGGAGGTCGTATTCATTCAACCAATCCCCGCCAATGGGGCGACCGGAAGAAAAGAGCCGATCGACCCGCGCGACACGATCACGCTACCGAACGGCTGGATGGGACATGTGCTCAACGTTGAAGGTGCCGTTGATCCTTCGACCAATGCGCCGTACATGGTGCGGGTGGCCCTCGGATGATGGATAACGAGAGCCTAAAGGGCGCAGACGCACTCGTGGCCAGGCTTGCCGCTCTCGGGCAGTATGTCCCGCTAGGACTTGGTGAAGCCATCTACGAAGAGGGGCTCATCGTCAAGGCGCAGAGCGAGGATGGGACGCCTGTGCGCCACGGCATCTTGCAGGGCTCTACCGACATAACGCAGCCACGCGTTACCGAGGACGGCGCGGTGGAAGTCAAGATCACGGTTGGTGGACCTACGGCCAAGTCTCCCGAGGGCGCCGGCTATGCGGTGTTCGTCCACGAGGATACTGCCGCGCATCACGAGGTCGGACACGCTAAGTATCTCGAAATCCCGATCAATGCGGCCCAGGCAACATTCGGCGAGCGCGTAGCGGCGCGTCTCGATCTGAAAAAGGGGCTCGGCTAATGGCCATGCTGGACGAACTCGCGGCCTACCTCCAGACCTACGGCATCGGCACCGTGGGCGTAGATATCTGGAAAGAAGAGATTCCCGAGACGCCAGATGCAGCCATGCGCATTCACGAGACGCCAGGCGGCTCGGCGGAAGGCTTCTTCGGCTCGACCTCCATCTTTCGCGAGCACGCCAGTGTCCAGGTGACGTGTCGTGGCGCCTCGCGGGATTGGAAGACACCGAACTCCACGGCGGACTCTGTCTATCAAGCGCTCTTTGCTCTCCAGAACGTCACGCTCGCAGACACAGTGGCCAAGACGACCTCGATCTACTACGAGTCGCAAGTCATCCCGCCGTTTCATCTCAAGCTCGACGAGCAGCAGCGCGTGTACGTAGTCGTGAACGCGCGCCTTGTCAAGTCGCCATCGGTGGCCACCCCATGACGCAATTCAGCGTAGGCCATGTGCCACCCGAAAGGATGACTCCGATGCACGAAGAGAAGCCGGCGGGCGCCTTCAATGCGGCGCGGCTGGTTGACGGTAGCGGACGCGTGATGCGCAAGAACGCGGATTGTCCACAGTGCCATGCGCCACACGCAATGCGCATTGTGGGGACCGGTTTTGGCGAAGGCGCCAAGGTGCTATGTGGAGCCTGTGGCCACCACTTCGTCGGGGAGACAACGATATGAGCAAGGCACACGTGGCTGTCAAGCCGGTGTACGACAGAGAGGGGGGCGTGCTCGCGGCAGAGGGCGAGACGTGCGAGCGCGTGCCCGCCGAGGCTGTCGAGCACCTAGAACTCAAGGGCGTAGTGAAGCGCGTAGCGCCTGTGTTCGTTGAAGCGCCGTTGAAGCGGTTCGCCCGCAAGGCTGAGCCCAAGACGGCAGAGAGCGAGGAGTAGCATGGCCAAATACGGCTCTCCGAGTGCGTTGTATCTCGTGGATGGATACAACCTGCTCTCATCTAAGTTCCAGTCGATGACTCGCAAGGTCAGCTCAGCAATGGAAGACACGCACGGGCTGGGTGACTCCGCGACCTACAAGACGCCCGTCGGCGTGCGCACCGTTGAAGTTACACAGCAAGGGGCCTTCTTCGATGATTCGGCTGGATTGATTCACGCGCAGTTCTCTGGTGCCACCGATGGACCCACGACGACGGCGCGCGTTGTCTGTGCCGGTCTGGCGGGCAACACGAGCGGCGCTTTGTTCTACGGCGTCGAGGGCGTGTTCGCGGAGGGCTACGATGTCCTGGCCAACATCGGCAAGCTGAGCAAGTCCAATCTCAGCTTGTCGGTCAAGGGGCAACTTGACGACGGAGTCGTTTTGCATCCGCTCGGCGCCGAGACGGTGGCCAGTGGGAACACGCAGGTGTCGTATGTGGACAACTCGGCAATAGCGGCAACGCGCGCTGTGCCCATCACGTCGTCAAGCGTCGCGAGTCCGTCGATCATCACCTGTTCTTGCCAGCACGGCCTGACAAGCGGAGACACCGTAGTCATTGCCGGGCATAGCGGGTCAACGCCGAGTATCAACGGCGAGCAGACGGCCACGGTGATATCGACCACGACGTTTAGCATCCCGGTCAACGTGACCGTGGGCGGCACAGGTGGAACATTCACGCGCGCGCAGACCTCGAATGGCGGACATGCTTATCTTCAGGTGACCGGACTTGCGCTTGGAGGCTACACAGACTGCCTCATCACAATACGCGAGAGCGCCGACCATTCCATCTGGAGCGATCTTGGAGCATTCTCGGCCGTGACGCTGGCGAATACGGCGCAGCGCGTGGCCATCGTCGGAGCCGTGGATCGCTACTTGGCGGTGTCGTGGCTGTTCGAGGGCGCAGGGTCGGGTCAATCAATTACGTTCTTCGCGGGCTTGGCCCGCAGCTAGGGGGTTCGTATGGCAACGGGCAAGCATGGGTCAGCAGAAGTCACTTTTACCCTGGACGACGCGCCAGGCGGAACTGGTCGCGCTATCCAGCACCACATCACCGGTTCAATCGCGGTGGCCATCGCGTCGGCAATGGAAGAGGCGACGGCGTTCGGCGATAGCTGGACCTGGAAACTTCCGGCCGGGGTGCGTTCGCTGAAAGACATCCCGATCGGCGGATTCTTCGACGACACGGCGAACACCGGGCCGCATGCGGTGCTGTCTTCTCCGGACTACAGTCCGACCGGGACGCCACGCAATCTAGTTGTGGTGTATGGCAACTCGAAGACCGCGACCACGACTGTCTGGGTCCAGGACTACGAAGTGACCGGAACGGTCGGCAAGCTCTCGACGTACAAGGCCACGCTCACGCCGGCCTATCCCGGAACGGTGACCTGGAGCTAGTAGGCGTACGGCCCCGGTGATGGCATCGGGGCCGCTCAAGACACAGACTCGCGAGGCTCGCGCCTCGCCAATAGAGGAGCCCAGATGTTCGCAGGCAAGGTGACGGAAGTTGTCCAGGTTGTTGGCGATGACGGGCAGCAGGTCAATGTGACGATCCGCAAGCTCTCGCGCAAGTCGCTCGCGAAGGCGAACGAGGCCCGACAAATCGAGTTTGCGCGGTTCGTGTCGGCTGGCGGGAAGGCGTTTTTTGATTCGGCGCAACAGGCCAACCCGGAAGTACAGAAGGCGCCGACGCCGGACCAGCAGCGCGCATCGCGCTACGCGGCCTATGACGTGGACGCGGTGTTGCAGGCCGGTATCGTTAGTTGGGACATCGAGCCGGCGCCGACTCCGGATCTAATCGGAGACCTGGACGCAACTACCGCCAAGACGCTCCACGAGCACATCGTCGACCTGTCCTGCGGGCCGATCGACGCCCCCGCGCAGGCGGTGGAAGAGGGAAAAGGGTAGCGGCGTACTACAGTCTGCTGGCAGAGGACCCCAATGAGCCAGACTCCAAGATTGATCCTCATGTGCGCCGCGTCTGGCTCATCGCCAGCATCGCCCAAACGTTCGGACTGCGCCCGACCATCGTGGCGCACGACCTCGACAACGATCCCGAAGACTTGGCGGTTGAGTGTCTCTGGGCGATCCGCTTCGGAGAAGCATACTTCGCCTACCAGCGCAACGATCCCAACATCCTCAAGGGCTGGGAAGGCAGCCGCATGATGGATCTCGTCAAGGGCGAGGACTTCAGGCGGGCACAAGAGGAACTCCTTGACTCTTGACGCTGGCACTGTCGAAGCCATCCTGCGCGTAAGGGACGATTTCAGCGCCACGCTGAAGACTGCCGGGCCAATGTTTCAGGTCCTGGCGCAGCAGAGCAAGGCCCTAGCCGACGCTTTGGGCGGCGCAGAAAAGCAAGCGAAGGACGCGGCTGGCGCACACGACGCTTTAGGCAAAGCGGTAGGCGTCGTCCAGGGCAAATGCGACGAGTTCGCTGGACAGCTCGGCATTGTCGGAAAAGCGCTTCAGGCGCTAGGTCCATGGGGCGTTGCGGCAGCAGCCGGAATAGGAGCGGTGGTAGCGGCAGGGCTGCTCATTGGAAACATGACGCTGAAGTTCACTGAGTTCGCCCACGCCCTAGAAAACCAGGCGATTCAAAGCGAAGTCGGCACTACCACGCTACAAGAATACCAAGTAGTAGCAGCGCGCCTGGGGATGAGTTCGGAGACAATCACAGACGCTCTCACCAGGATGACGCGCGCCATCGCCTCCGGAAGCGATGATGTCAAGGTTGGTTTTGCCAACATGGGTTTGTCGTTCGATGATCTTCGCAAGCTGAGTCCCCAACAGGAATTCGAGGCGGTCATCAAGGGGCTGCACGACATTCCAGACCCAGCGCGCCAGGCGCAACTGGCCTTCCAGCTATTCGGTCGCAACATGGAGATCCTGAAGGTTGTTCGGGGCAACATGGACGACCTTAAGAAGAGCGCTCACGACTATGGTCTCGTGTGGGGCGAAGACGTCATCGACAAGGCCGCTGCGACGCAAGAGGCCGTCGAGATGCTCGGGCTGTCCTGGAAGCATTTCGAGCAGTCGGTTGTGGTGGGCATCGCAACGGCACCAGAAGCCAAGGCGGCCCTGGACGACCTGGCTCGCTCCATTTCCAGCCTGGCCCAGCCGGACAACTTCAAGGTCATCGCTAGCTTCTTCAAGGACTTGATCGTCGATCTGCAAGTGGCTGCCGCAATCGTCAAATGGGTGTCCGAGCGTCCCAAGGCGGCCCAATACAACACCCTGTTTTCGGGCAACAAGGCGTCGGCCGAACAAAACTACGCCATCCAGCACAACGCCTTCGGCGGGGTGGCACTCGGAGTCAGTCCGCAGGCGGAATTCGTACCGCGCGCCCCAGGAACCTTCGATGCCAATGCGGCCATGACAGCGAATGCTTCCGCGAAGATAGCCTCGGACTCGGTCGCGATGGTGGACAAGACCACCAAGGCGTATCGCCAGACTGTAGCGGAGCTTGGCAAGGCGCAGTCCGAGATGATGCCCGTGCTCGACCAGGTGAACGGCAGCTATCTCAAAGAGGCCATGGCAGTCGATTCGGCGACCGCCGCGAAGGTGGCCAACTTCAACCAGACCGAGGGACTGCGCGACAGCGAAGGCAAGCTGACGGCCCAGGGTTCCGCGATGGCCGGCAACCTGTATGCGGCAGCCAATGCACAGAAGGCCGCAGCCGAGAAGGCCAACGATCACAAGATCGCCCTGGAGCACCTCAAGGAAGGCATCGCGATCAACAACGAGCTCGCGGCGGCCACCTCCGCGCTGGTGAGTCCATACACGGCCGCGACAGAGGCCGTCCAGCGCGAAGTAGAGGGCAAGGTAGCGGAGTACGAGGCGACGCATCTAGTCACGGATGCGCAGGTCAAGGCTGTCGAGGCCCTGCTGAACATGGGCGCGGCTGCGCGGCAGGATTACGAAGCCAAGATAGCCTCCCAGCGCGCCTACGACGCCGAGTACGTGGCCACGATGCGCGCCGTTGCGGCCAAGAAGATCGAAAAAGAGATGATGGATCAGTCCATCAAGAGCATGGAGGCCCAGCAGTCTGCGCGTGACGAGTTGTCCACGGCGATGGATAAGAGCAAGTCTGACTACGACCAGCAAGTCGGCGCCCTTCAGCGAGAGCAGGCCGCCTTCGAGCGCACCACGGAAGATCAAGTCAAGCAAGGCGCAATTACCAAGGCGCAGGCCGACAACCTCATCAACCTCAAGAATCGCACGGTCGATGCAACCAAGGCCGATCTTGACTACAATCACGCTGTTCAGCAGAGCGTTTCGTCGATGCAGGCTTTCGGCTCCATGGCCGGCAGTTTGTCCGGCATCATCTCAGATCTTGGCGGGGCTGGCAGTGCCGCAGCGAAGGGATTTTCAGCGCTGTCATCCGAAATGAACCAGGCGTCTACCGCCTATAGCACATTCAAGGACAAGAACGCCTCCACTGCACAGAAGGGCGCCGCCGGCCTGGGAGCATTCGAGTCAATCGTCGCAGGCGGCAAAGAAGCCGGACCGGGCATGGGTGCCCTCTCTGGCGCCGTGAGCGGAGCGATGGCCGGCTCTGCCTTCGGTGCGCCGGGGGCCATTATCGGCGGCGGGCTCGGAATGCTCGGCGGACTCTTCGGTGGACTCTCCGCGCAATCGGAAGAGAAGCACGTCAACGATCTCCGTGATGCCTACACGGAGCAGGCAGGCGGCATCAACGCGTTGGCTGAGGCAGCAAAGAACGCCGGGACCGACCTGAGCGAGTTTTACTCCTCCAAAACTGAAGCCGACTGGACGAAGGCGCAGACGGACCTAAACCAGAAACTCGCTGACGGTGCGGCGGCCTTCAAGCAGCAGAAGGAGGACGCGATCGCGGCCGGCGGCGGAATGGAGATCTTTACCCAACGCGCCGCAGAGGCCGGATACCAGTTGTCTGGCGCGTTCAATACAGACAATCCTGAAAATTTCTTGAAAAGCATTGACGCGATCAACAAGGGCATCGCGGATCAGGATTCCGCGTATGGTGTCGCTGATGCCGCCGCGAAGAAGTACGGCTTGACCACCAAAGAGCTTGGCTCGGGCTGGGCAAAGTCGAACATGGACCAGCAGGCGGCAGGCCTGCTGCAATCGTGGAGCGCGCTCACGGCGCGCGGAGCAGATGTCGTGGCTGTCGATAAGAAGATGGCCAGCGACATGAATGCCTATGTGAAGCAATGCCAGCAGGCGGGCGTTACGATCCCCGAGTCGATGCGGGGAATGCTCCAGTCGATGGCCGATCAGGGCGACCTGACCGACGCCGCCGGCCACAAGCTAAAGGATCTGTCGACGCTGAAGTTCTCGGCCGACATGACCGCGCAGTTCAAAACGCTGATGTCCGGTATTCAGGATCTCGTCAACTCGATCAAGGGCATCATTCCGGCAGCGAAAGACGCAGGCGCATCAATCGCGGATATGGGCTCGGCCTTTGGCTCCGCGCAGCAGCAGGCAATATCGGGCGCCGGAACTGGCGGTGGCGGCTTGATCTCTGGCGCGATGGCCACGGC